CCGGTTACGTAACGGTTAAAACAAACTCCTCTGCAGTTCTGCAGGCGGAACCCCCCATGCCATTCGATTGTTGTTGGTAGTTGTAGTTATTATGGGAATAACTACGACACCACCAGCAACCGCTCGGCGCTTAGCTAACTGACGTGAGTCAGCTAGCGGCCGCTCTACATCGGTGTACGCCCGACATCCTTGATACAGCAACAAATCCCCTCTCTCGAGAGAATCTGCTGAGTATAGTAGGGTGCCAGGTGTCATGTACACTCAATGTAGGAACCATTTGTATGCTAGTGTAATTCGTAGGGCTGGCTTCGCGGGCCAGCCCCATGAAATACTCTAGGTCATACGAGCAAGGGTCGTCCAGACATGATCCCCTTCTGGAGATCATTCTTTCGAAGTAATTAACTTCGGAAAGAAGGAGTTCATCCTTCTCGGACAAGCGTCTTGCACGGGGTTTCCATACCAGTAACTGATAACCACTACGTTGAAGTCCCTTGAGAGGGACTGCTTCGAGGTGGAAGTTATCTGGTTGGCAAGAGGCAAGTGTGCCTCGAGACCCGTCACCAAAGACAAGACTACGCTGTACTCTAAAACGCTGACCTTTGGCGACTATCTTCTGGTAAAGAAATTTCCTTAAAAGGAAAGACCTAACCTGATGATAGCCATCAAGGTACAATCGCGATAGATACGCCGTAATCCGACTATGGTGTTCGTAGGACAGTGGGGTGGGGCCATCAAAGTTAAAGGAAAAATCCTTTATCTTCAATGGCGTGACATCCATCCCACACCAAGCGTCCATGCCGCAGGACTCACGGTAATCACCGGAGTAATAGGATTTATCTGTATTTACAGTAAATCCCATTAACACCAGATCATCCATGATATCCTGAGACATAGCGCTAGGACAAATGATGTCATCGCCATACACACGGAAATCTCGGTAGTTCACCGAGGACGATCCGTAGTGCTTGGCGGCAGACGCTAAGGCGATGCCCGCAAATAGCAGACACTCAACCGGAAAACAACAAGCTGACCCCATAGGGGCGAACTTGAAAATTTTCAGGCTCTCCTGACCAAGGAGAGTGTGTGTGCTTCGGGTGGCTAAAAGCCATCGGCAGAGGTCAGAACTGCCGAATACGTCCTTCACAATCTGCAGCGTGACAGAGTCAGATGCAGAAGAAAGGTCAATGGTAGCTAGGGATCCGTCACAGGAACCCTTTAAAGCCATAGTACGGGAAGCCTCTTGGTCTTGTAAATTAATTACAAGTTTGAGAGGCGTCGAGTCTATAGCTTCAATTAGCTTGCCAAGGACCGCCTGCTGGAAATACTGTAATCCAGCGGGCTCTGCTGAGATACCTCGCAGTTTCTTCCAAGTCTTAGGAACGAAAACAACACGCGATGTGCGGTTTTCGTCCTTAAGGGGAAAAGGTGAGTAAATACTCATATCTTCTCCAAGGCCATGCCGGAGCATGTAGTCGATGCGAGAATCAAAGCCTAGATTTAGATATTTATCTAATCTAGTCTTGATCTTCGGATCAGCTACGGCGCCCGGCCCGTGCTTAGGGACGCAGTCAGTCATATTAAATGAGCTGATTACATCTTTAAGAACGAGACGAATTCTGAGAATTAAATCCCAGTACTCGTTGGACTTACATTCTTGGACGGAACATTCCGCGAAGGACAGCTCCTCAGAGTATAAATACTCAGAGAAGCTATCTGCGAGGAGGTCCGGCCGATCGATGTGAATCTTAGACAAAAGATTGCTCAATTGTCTAAGAAAACGAACGTCATCAACACTCAACTCATCCTTTGTTAAAGATGAGACCAGTGGGGATAACGTTCTCCAAAGATCGGGGGACCAACGGACGAGAGCGCAGCGAAGCTCCTTACGGAGCGTCTCGGCTTTAAACCGAGACGAATCCGATGAAATTATCATTGTGATAATATCATCGACTTCATCTAACAATGAGAGAAAGGAACTAAATCCCTCTTTCATGCCAAGTATGATCGCAGGCTGTAACAACAGCCTGCCCCCAAACTTAGCAAAGTCAGATTCCGAAAGGACTGCACTTGCTTTCTCGAGCGTGATTCCGCACCAAAGATAGAGGCCATTCTTAATAAGAATGGTTTCATCTAGACTAAGGGCGTCTGACTCATAGAGTCGAATCGAGGCATGCTCGATGCTGTGGACGTTCGTCCACAGCTGTACTAAAAGTTCTTTTAGCACAGAATGTCTCCTTTTCTGTTGGCCGAAGGCAACAAGTCATTGAGCAAAGCTCAGTTACACGTTACCAACGGGGAACAGAACGCCCCGCATCATCGACAACACTTGAAGTGTGCCATCGGCGTCGCACATTGAGGCCAGAGTGGCCATGACCAATGTCAAAACATTGGCATCAGTCATGCTTCCGTTATTAGGAAGTCTGACTTCAATGCGCGCAACCAGTGGCGAAAGCACTTCGACAGTGTCAATCGTTTCTGATGCGGTAGCCGTCAACTCGGCGAAGATTGACTGTCCACTCGTATTAACGGCTTGATTCCCAATGGGAATCACGCCTTTGCCAAGCGTGTTATACACGTTGGCGATACGAGTGTTAGTGATCTTCACCACTGCCTGTTTGTCGAGTGGCGACAGAACGTCGGCCGCTTTGATAAGCGTACCGTCGTTCGACATAACCTTGAGTGCCGTTGGCAACCAAGGGGCCAGATCGACATCCACGGCAGTGTCGAAGGCTGCACCTAGATTTAAATCTAGCGACATGGAGTATCTCCTTAGAGATGATGACGGAGCTTTAAAGGCCCCGTACTATCCTAGCTGGATAGTGAGCTGCATGATACCTACGTAAGACTTACGCCTTACGCTGGATGATCAACACCAAACCAGAAAACCATTGGTTGGGTGACAGACCACCATTTCCCGCGAGACTCATGGGGTTCGTTGAACCCCAGTCGTAATAGATGGATCGCCTATAAAGCTTTCCATCTATTGGTGAATCGATAGCAAAGCTATCACCAAATACCTCCAACACGTTTTCACGTGTCCAAGTCATTTGGTACTTCTGAGACTCTATACGTGATAAGATCGTATAGTGCCAGGTGTCACGTTCGGCGCGTAAAGCGTCGAAGACAGAACCGAGGTTTGTGAACCAGTCAACCACGAAAGATAAGGGAACTAAATCCCATAAATTTCCTGGCGACGGGAGCAGACCAAGGCTGTCAAGTGAATCGATGATAATCGATTCAAGATCATTATTGCGTCGCAGAATATATTCTGCGGCAATCTTGACTTGAATATCCCCAAAAGAGGACCCAACATAAACAACATCTTCGAAAGCTCTGCGGCGGGAATTTCCCGCTTCAGGATTTCGAAGACGGCGTATTATGCCTGGTCCTTTCTTGTGGATCTTATCGACATCATGGATCGTCGACATCACAACGTACTGGTAAATCAGGTACGCATCTGCCATAAATTTTATGGCAGCGCGTGGGTTAAGGTTCTTAACCGCTTTATAACCTTCCAGCAACTGTTTGATGACGTCGCCTGCACCTTTGAATCCCTGAATGTTCTCAATCGTATTAGAACCAATGTCGTCGATATTAATCAACGCTTGGGTTCTAACCTTAGTCCTGATGTCGGTCGTCGGGGCGTATGATTCAATAGATTCATACATCCGCCGAGTCGCAACAGCAGGGTAAGTCGGATTGGGAAGTTTCCTAGGGACTCCACCAGCTGTCACCAAGTCGATCTCGTTCTCAGCAGCGAACGGCGTAGGCCCAAATGTGGTATCACCAAATTTGAGTAACGTCGAACCTTTGAGAGACAAGCGTAACTTGATGGCTCCGTCTTCGTTCTTAATTTCTGTGAGGTTAATCGTAACAATGTTACGACGACCAAACATAAAATAAGGTTCTTCGAAGACGAACTGGCCTGCTTGGGGACCTGGAAAGTTCAAGTGATCTTCGCCAACACATTCTTTTTTGAATGTGCCGTTGTCTTTAAGAACAGTTCTGTTCCTAAAGAGGCTAAGCTCCATATATGAACTCCACGGATTCTCGTACCATAGCGGATCGGTAGTGTAGGTAGCACCCACAATATCGTCGCTACGGCCCAAACGAAGGGGATACGCGGTCTGAGATTTAATCAGATCCATGTATGGAAACCCAAACCCAACTGTCCCAGCAACAGAAGTCTGTTGCAAGGCATAGTCGGGCGGAGACATGTCTCCGGTTCCACGCCATATATTATGATATATGACGTCTCCTCCAAAGTTCGGACAGAGAGGCGAACTGTCGCACTTACGAATAAGTACGCCGTCCGCCTCTCCATGGAAAACGTGTTTCCAGGGCCGCTTTGACTTCTCCTTGTCCATAAAGGACACGTCGTAATCCTGAGACAGGACCCCATACTTGTCTCCCACAGGGTACCAGATGCCATCGGCCTCTGGGACTGTGAAAGGGTATGGCCCAACAGTAAATTCGCGGGCACCGAAGATCGGTGCAGCCTGCCATTGTACTGGAGGGTCTACGACGAAGAAGCCAAAGACGGCATCGTCCGATCCAAGCAGTGAAATCAGAAGAAATCACCTCGCAAAGAAAGTAAGAGGGCCAGGGTTTACC